ATTGCATTGGAGAAGAAACCTTCAGTCGGCAGGTCTGCAGGCTGAGCCCACTTCATTGTCTTGGTTTCGGGATCGTAATACGGAATGCCCTTGATGTCAGTCGGCTCAAGCAAAAGCAGACGCATGTCAATCACAGGCCGGTTGGTATCAGCACCAATTTCCGCAATCAGTTCAGACTTGCCAATACCGGGAGGACCCCAGATCATCGCTGGGCGTCCAACCTTCATGCAGCGAGTAAGAAGTGTACGAACGTCCCTTGGGCGCTCAACGCGGTGTGTATCAAGTGTAGCCATTGTTAAATACTCCTGGGGTTAAAAATCTTGCTATGTGTCTATTATGCTATATTTATTATATAGCGTCAAGTGGTTATTTCACTTTTCCAGCCAGAACGTCCCACATCAGCTTGCCTTCTGCTTCTGCAATAAAGGTTGGCCAAATCTCAAACAATCTTGGTTGGCTAATCTTGTCGTAACCCTTCTTGAGTTTGGCCTGGACAAGTTTGTCGAGCTCATAGCCCGTCACGTTGGACTTAAACTGCATTGCCTTGCCGCGTCTTGCCCAAAAAACACAGCAATTCCAGCCGTCGTTCTTACGAGTCCATGTACTTGCATTAGGCGTAGGCCGATAGAAATAACCCCAGACTTTATCGTGGTTGTCTTCGTTACACCAGCCAATCCATCCGAAATTTTCAGATACAGACATATCATTCCTTATCTATAATAAATATATTTATATTATAACATATACATTGCCACTGTCAAGATAAATATACATATAATGATAAATTATCGGCCGACTTGGCTTTATATAAAGCAACACAATATTACAGGATTAAAATATTTTGGGAAGACTGTTAAGACTGATCCAACCAAATATAATGGATCGGGAAAATATTGGTTATTACATCTTAAAGAACATGGGCATAATGTATCTACTATATGGTATCAATTATTTACAGAACAGGCTGATCTTGAAAGCTATGCACTAAGTTTTTCGGCTGAAAATAATATATCAGAATCTAAAGAATGGGCTAACTTAAAACCAGAGAATGGGTTAGATGGCGGATGCGTGGGCACCCATCGTTCGATATCTACACGACAAAAATTATCAGAAGCAAATAAGGGTAAGAAACAATCAGAAGAAACAAAACTGAAACGATCCAGATCAAACAAAGGTAAGCATGGCATTCCGAAGAGTGAAGAAACAATACAGAAAATAAAGACTGCTCGAAAATTACAGATTATGACACCACATTCTCAAGAAACGAAACAAAAAATTAGTGCAGCAAATAAAGGTAGAAAGTTGTCAGAAGAAACGAAACAAAAAATGAGAAGATCTATAATAATTTTAGGAAATAATTATTCTAGTGTAAAATATGCTGCTATTTCGTTAGGTATTTCTGAAGCGGTAATTTATAAAAATCTCATATCGTTAAAATATCCTGAATGGAATTACACTTAAAATACACCTTTCAGTTTATTTACAACAAGTATCTGGCCGAGTCCGGGCCAATCATCAAGAAAAACCTTGACATCATAATTCCAACTATCATTGCCACCACCACCTGCGCCAGTCTTTAATCCGACAATCTCGAGTGCTTCACTATACGGATAAGACCAATTGTACTTTGAGGGTCTTACCAAAGTACCATTGATATAGCCTTCCCATCCGGGATAACTGGTAACACCGGGATTCTTAGCACACCAATTTGTTATACCATTATCGGGACATTGGTGTGAATTAGATACACACGGACTATATTTAATTCGTAACTCTATATCAGTAAATTTATCATCTGGATGAAATCCACGTTGATACTTCTTATCATCTGGGAATTTTAGCGCATTGGCTGCATCCATGATGTATCGTTGATTCTTCATGAACCACGGAATAATATCAGCAGGATCATAAATCAACGATCTTTCATTCGTAAGCCATGCAGCAAATTCGACACGGATCTTTTCGTGCAGACGCAGTTCTTTCTGCTTTGTTCGCATAGCCTTCAAATGCAGGATATACTTCGCCCGATCCTTATCTTCGAAGAGTTTTCCTGTAATCCTGCATTTATGAACTTGAACTTTCATATCAACCTTTTATCTTATCCCACATCAATTCATCATCACGTACATATGCAATAGGCTTTAACCATCCGTTTCGAATTGCCTGCGTTACGAGACTAACATATTCATTAGGGCAATGTTCGGTAATCTCGAATCCGGCGCGTGGCGTCAGCGTAACATTTCCTACAATATGAAACATAGGATCACCACGACGCAAGATCCTGATGTTACTTTTCTCTAACGTAAATCCCATAATGCTCCTAAATGGAAAAAGGGTACACAGTTTCCTGCATACCCTAATTATAAGTGAGATCTACTATGTAGTCAACTGGTGTTTATACGGTCTCGATACCGTTCAACTTCCATGAGCCATCGTGTAGTTCGTAATGCCAGACTTGATCTACCGTTACACCTGCGTCATCAAAAGTGTAATGTACGCTAAATTCACGCGGATTGTTTAGAACTACCTCATGACTCACTTTGTTTAGTGTCAGTGTGCTTGGCGTCAGATTAGCTGTAGCTTCATCAACCAAGTCTGGACCAAGCAATGCTGTCAACGCTGTTACATCCGCTGCTGCAAATAACTTCTGAATCATCCAGAATTGGGCTGTCGGGGAGAATGGTTGTGCCTGAACCACACCACGTTCTCTGTTTACATAATTTCGAATCATTTTATAACCTTTATAAGCAAGAAAAGCAAGACCAACAAGTAACCCAACAAGCAATGCGAATAGAATCACATCAATGATAAAGTCTCCGACACCGTATGATTTCTGTACAACAACTTGAGCTACACCACTTTGGCCACCTTGCTGCGCCTGAACATTAGGTGCGTAACCATTCCCGTTGTTATAACCACCGTTGTTATATCCACCATGATTACCAAATAATGAGTTACCTAGCATGTTACCAACAAGTGATCCACCCAACGCGCCCATAAACACACCACTAGTCGATGGTTGTGAATAGACTGGTGCAGGAGCACTATATGATCCAGTAGAACTTCCACCTGTAGGAGCACCGGGTGCTGCTGCCGGTGCAGGCTTACCTGCCTGAACTTGATTAGCGACAGGTTGTGTCACTGTGCTCTTACGAACACCCATTGATCCACTTGTTCCACCGATACCGCCGGGTGCGGCAGGAGCAGCTTGTGCTGGGCGACTCGGTGCAGGTGCAGAGTACGACTTGGATGGTGAAGAGTATGACGATGATCGCGGACTGCCACCGCTGCGGCCAATGCTGCCGGCGTAGCTTTGGAATGATCCTAACACCATCCCGGCAATAACAATACTCGAAAAAATCTTATTAAGTTTCATTTGTATATCCTCTCAAATTAAAAAAACGTGCCGCCGATTCCTATCGTAACCATTGTAACACCAATCATTACCCAGAATGCAAGCCATTCACCATCATTGTGCATATCCTGGAAGCTCTTCGGCACACGAACCAGCTTAGTGCCCTTGAAGAAGCCACCGAAGTAACTATATCCAACCTGCTCATACCCCTTAGTGAACAGTCGCATATAGATTACTCGTACAATGGTTAAGCCGACAGTGATGAATAGCATACCGTATAGCATATGAATGAAGGCAGCACCAGCTACTTTCCATATAATCAGTGCAGCAGTCAGCTTACCAGCATCAGTATGCAGGAAGTCATTGACTGTGACACCAAGTTCCTTTGCAGCAATACCGAGTGCCCTTGCAAATCCCTCTGCTGCCGACGCAGCTTGTTGGCCCCATGTTGCAGCAATAGTCATCACCGCGCCAGGTGTGGCAGTTGACACAGTTGTACCGGCTGCTTGATTGGCAGCTTCCGCTACCACTTTTGCTGGGTAACTATCTGTTATATCTTCTACTTCTGGATCGCCATTTATACTAAGCCAGCGACTCCAGACGTACATAGCATCTCTATTATAGCCGGGATCACCTACTAATTCATATATCCGACCACTCTTTGTGACGCCCTTACGTGTAGCACCATCAAATGTTTGAACGGCAGAACAAACCCTACCTTCTCCGTGCCACCCATCTGTGTATCCGACAAAGTGGACAGTTTCTTTACCGTCGGGGGAGATAGCGCCACCACGTACAGAGAAGATTCTCCACTGTGTTAGTTTAGTATCGGGTTCATCCTCAACCGATGCTATATTCCAAACGCTTATCGCCTCTAGGTATTCGCCTAGTTTGGCTAAATGTTCTAAATCCATATCAATCCTTGTGAACTTCCCAACAATCGTTTTTATAATCCCAATGGCGTGTGTCGTAAATCATAAGCTCGGCCCCATATCCGAACAAACACAACTCTACCGAAGGTCCTGCGTGATCAGTATGAACCTTCCATAAAAATTTTACCTTAACTAAGTCATGTGAATAGCGGCAAAATTCGAATTCCCATGCCTTGTGTTTGGTTATCATGCCAGAACGATTGAATAGGTTTTCAAAGTTCGCCTTGTACCACGGATTCGTGATACCAAGTTGCAGGTTGATCATACAATGAAGTCACTTAGCGGCGGCCAGGTAATTTGTCCGTCCACTGAATTTTTCACTTGTTTTTCTATCCGTGCAATCTCTTTTCGCAAAATCTGTTCCACAAATTTGTTGAATGTTAAATCAGCTTCATGCGCCAGTTTCATTACGGCCAGCAGTTGTTCATCGCTCAAATCAATCGGGACAAGGACACGATCATCGTATTCTTCACCGTTTGCCATGGCTGTGGCCTTTTCCAGAATATCGTCAGTAACATCCAAGTCAATAAACTTATTACCATCGATAGATTCCGCGAAATCTATGTTGCGTCGTTTAGATTCGGCTTCGATTGCATCTCTGTAAGAAGGATGAATCCAACGATACTCTCGGTTCTTAGCATAATCCCATGCTTCCATCTGATATACTATCTGAGTCTTAGTGTCAAACACAATAGTGATAGTAACACCGTTATTATGTTCTTCATTCCAGTAATCCAGGCTGCGAGCATTTGGTCCATAACATTGCCAACAGTATTCAGCACCATCGGTAATACGATAGCTGACTGCTTCCATAAAATCTTTAATTGTGATAGTCATATAAGCCTTTATTGAGTTATAGGCCATTATACAACAGAACAACGGATCTGTCAATACTCTGGCTTCAGGTTATCAAGATCATCCTGACTTACTACAAATGGTTCAACCTCATTGAATGTATCCGAAGTAGCCTGATAGAACTTCCATGTATCTAATTCGATACAAGTTAGGCGACCCCATGATCTAGCGGGAATGGTGCTATCTGAATAGCTATTCTTGCTTGGATATGAATGATATGCACCAGTATCGATATTAGTTTGGCCAACAATAGTCATAGGCTTTTGTAATATTGTATGTCCAGAGATAACGTGCGACAATTCATCATTAAAGATCTTTGTAGCACCAATATAGCTAACAGTGCGAACTATTTTATCCCTATTAGATAAATCTGAGGTATAGAAGTTATAGTATATATTTCTATACCATAAGAATGCCTCGCCGGCACCGCGTTCTATAGTTGCCAGCATATTCACTTCTTCGGGAACTGTTAGTTCCATATCAGTAATCTTACCAACACCACTAGGTAATTCAGCATGTAGCACATGGAACTTCTTACCGGACTTAGTATTCACTGTAATAAGGAATGGTAGTTCCTCAACAAGTGGAATCAAGTCAATAAGCTGCATGGCCTCATCAGTTGGGATCATCTGTGATTCTGGATCCTTCATTGCCTTAAAATAGTTGTGGGCTTCTGCACCCCATTGCCCGCCATTCTGATACCAGTAGGCACCGCTCCAGCCGCCGCTGAACTTATCAATCATCATTTTCTCATGATTGGCGAGCACAGGATGAAACCATGGCTCACGTATTAGCTCTAAGCATTTAAGGCTATCGGGCCCACGGTCGACCATATCGCCAACAGAGATAATACGATCTTTGGTTGGGTCAAAGTTGATACCTTTTAATAGGTTTTCAAATACACTGTAGGATCCGTGTAGATCCCCGATCACGAAATCGCGACCTAATGTATTTGCTTCTAATGTTTTTAACGGGTTCTTCATCTATTCAACTCCATAATATTTCTTTAATCGTAGTATATAGTGATCAGCGAAGTCAACATCTAACAACTCGATACTCTTATGCTTAATTTCCTTACAACATTGTTGTATGATTAGCTCGGCAAACTTGTCTGGGTCTAGTACTTCGTATGATTCAGTTTCACCCCAACAACCGTGACTATATTCCTTCACTGTTGCTTGTTTTTTAAGTTGTTTCAATATATCATTCATTTTATTCCCGCGAGTACATTTAACACTTTTTCCTGATCTGCCCATGATTTTTCTTGGTCAACCCGAATTTTCAAATATTCTCGAATATGATTGCGATTACTCCAAATAAACTTTTCGTATTTTAACAAACTTTTAGCACACCCTTCGCACCCATAAACAAATAACATACCGGCGAGTTCGATATAACCGAAAGAATCATCGCTATCCTCCGGAACGCTATGATCCTTACCACAGCTACAATGAACATACGGGCTTCCACCACCTAATCCAGCATCCCACATCATATCGCTGGCTCTTTCGGCAGTTTCTATATAATTTGGCATTATTCGACTCCGAAATATTCTTTAATTCTTTTTTGGACCATGTCGGCAGCTTCATATGTTAGAGGAGAGTTTTCTTCACGTAACACATCTCGTACACATTCGGTGGCATGCCCTATCATCAACTCATAGAATTTTTTCCAATGTACTAAATTAAAGGCAAGACGATCATACGGCTCTTCTTTCTGAGCATATTCGGCAGCTTGAGTTAGCAGTTCTTTCAGTCGCTCATTCATTCTATTACTCCAAAGTGTTCCTGAATCTCTACTGCACAATCATGCCTACCCGATCTAGCATCGATATTATCTTCCCCATCTATATCTTTACAAATTATAATACATTCTCGCACAATAAGTTCGGCGAACTTTTCTAATGCCTTCTGCTGACCATCTGCCGCCACCGCCGTAGCATAATTTGTGGGTTTTGTTAATTGAATTTTGGCCTGTTCAACAAGTTCTTTTAATCGTTTGTTCATCTTGTTTATCCTACTCTTAATAACATTATCAAATAATCTTCCGGCTGTTTTGGCTTACCATAGGAATCGTGGGATATTTTATCATAACAAGTAGGACAGAAAAACCCAGATAGTTTATGATAGTGATTGAGGGTCCACCAGGAACGCTTATTACCACCATCATACAATTTTTCGCATCCATCACATTTTTGTTCAAACATTACAAAAGTCCTTTCCGATTTCTACGCTCTATTTCTTTTCTATATTCTTTTGGAGATAGCTTTTGACCACCAATCCAATATTCTTTTGGATGCCCTGCGACATTGACTGCAGGACCATCCAATCTATGCAGTTTACCATCCTTATACCATACATAGTTATTTTTATGACGATAGGCTGGACCATCTACACGATGAAACTCACCATCTTTATACCATGCTTCAATGTCAAATTTTCTGCTGACATAAGCTGGACCATATATTCTATGGAGAACTTTCTTATTGCCTTCGGTCCCCGATTTGAAATATACTATATCCTTTAGACCCTCACCGTTACCCCACCAGTCTTGCCAGAGTTTACCTCTGGTATAATAATGTGGGCGCACCGGGTCCTGGAACTGACGGTCTATGGTCAGAGCTTCAAATAATGCATCCTCTGACTTTTCGGTATCACTCATGTTTAATTATACCACAATTATTTATTTTAGTCAACTGAAGATAAATAAGTGTAGTTCGCGATACGACTAATATCCAACTACTCTAACGCTTTTAAGGAGCATCAGCGATGTATTTAGCATACACTTATTTAATCACAAATAAAATTACCCATCAATTTTATTATGGATCTCGTTATCAAAATATAAAATTAAAAAGAACGCCGGAACAAGATCTTTGGATATTTTATTTTACTTCATCAAAAGAAGTAAAGAAATTATTAAAAGAATATAATAAAGATTTATTCGAAATATCTATAGTATTCAAATCCGAAAACTACGATGAATGTTACTGGCAGGAACAAGATCTAATAAAAGAAAATATAATAAATCCTTTGTGTATGAATCTGACATATACTGATAAATCAGCAGGAAGGCACATATTTTCAATGGCAGGTAAAACTCGATCCGAAGAAGCCTGTAAAAAATCATCAATCTCATTAAAGGCGTATCATAAGAATGAACCAGCTGATGTTAAAGTAGCAAGATTCGCTCTCCAAAAAGCCGCGTGGAATAGAAGATCGGAGGAATCGGAAATTGAACGTATTGATAAAATGATATTTTCTCGTAATAATAAGACAGAAGAAGAAAAATTAGTTATGTCGAGAAATAGAAGGATAGCCCAGACAGATAGAGTGGAAGAAGCTAAGTTGATTTCTGTTTCCCGACAAAAAGAGACAAAAGCAAATTGGTCTCCCGAAAAGAGAGAAGCATTTATAAATAAAGTGAAATCTTGTGTTAATAAGGGTAATGCTAAAGGTGGGACATACCAGATCACTGATCCGGCCGGTAATACATATATTATTGTTAGTTTAAGTAAATTTTGTAGAGAAAATAATCTACCATTTGATTCAATGAGAGGTATTGCTGCAGGAACCCAAAAGTGTTGTAAAAATCATCCAGGTTGGCGATTACATAAACTTGACTGATAGCTGTTTTCTAAATATTGTTCCACACCACCAGATAATTTTATTGTCATAGCATCCATGTCCGAAAATAATATCAGGCGACGTGGAGTAAGAAAATAGGGATATGTAAATTGGGCCATAGCCAATTGATGTCTGGATTTAAGCGTATCTGGGATTTCAAAGCTATACGCCGTAAATATAGCCTTGATAACAATAAACCCTGTTAGCGATAATCTTAATCCATCCGGGTGATGAAATAGCAGACAGTTGAGTTGATTGTCATCTAAAGGTGTTGCCTTTTCGTGCTTGTTTCTAATCTCAGTAAAGATTGCTTTTTTAAGCGGTCCCATACGTTATTTATATCAGCCAACGGGCAATACCTACTATGTTTATGATAACAAAGAAATAGATTTGATATGTTAAAGCCTTAGAGGCATTCGACTCTCTTAATAGATGTAAGGTAGCCGCATTTGATAACAAGAATGGAATAAATGCCCATCCACTTATTGGTAGATGTAATGCAAGAAGAAGCGAAGCTAAGACTGCACCCCAAAATGATATCTGCTCGAGTATTATTTTCATGTAGCATTGTAACATACAACGCAGAAAACATATACCGAAATCAAAATAGTTAGATAAATAGCATTATGAAAATAAGAGAAGCTATCCAAGAACCTATGATGACACATTTATTGCGATTGTGTCAACAAGAATTACAGCTCAATGAACTCCCACCTATCAAACTTATAAATCACAAGCCGGCTCTTAAATCGGGTGATAAAAATTCATTCGGTGAATTTGATGGTACCACTATCTATGTAGTAACTACAGATAGACACCCTATGGATGTTATGAGAACTTTAGCACACGAGCTAACACATTGGAAACAACGTATCTCGGGTATGGAAATGAATGGTGAAGATGGGAGCGATATCGAAAATCAAGCCAACAGCGTCGCCGGTGTCATTCTAAGAAAGTTCGGTGAAAAGTATCCTGAATACTTTATGAAGTCGTTACCTTAATCGTCAGTTTCCGTAAGCAGTTCGCCTGCAACCAACTTAAACACAGAGAAATCAGTAGTTTTGAACATCTTATTTAATCTATCAGATAGATTGAAAGCATGGCCAGAATTAGAAAAGCTTACTTTCTTATATTTCGGACCAGGATAGGAAACTAAGTGACTAAGAGTACGAAGATTAATAGGCTTACCTTGGTAAAATACAGCATAGATAGCATCGGCATTAAGAACCTGTTCCGCTTTGTATTGCTTGTTTACATTTTCTAATAAAATTTGGGGCTTTGGTCTTGCCATTTCGTAATCTCCGATAATATATACATATTTATCGAAAAACACACTTTTAATGGAGTTTTGAAATTGCAGATAAATAGTAGGTATGAAATTATTTGAATTAATAAACGAAGGCTATTGGAAAAATAAACAGATCGATAAGGATTTCGATAGAGTTCCAGTGGATTTCACAGTGATGATAAATGGCAAAACCTGGAAAAGAAACGGCGTGCCAGTTTTATTCAAGGATCACGCCTCGGCATTAAGAGCAGCAGATAAGATCACTGCTGAGAGAAATATTACAACTCAGGTAGTTCCATTAAAAAGAAGTTAATTTCTTTTAGTTTTCTTTATGCCTAAAGTAGCCACAGAAACTTTCTTCCTGTGTTCTGCTGACAAGGGTATTCCTGCTGTAATACCTACCATAATTCCTTCTTTCTTACCTTCTTGAAATTCATTTCGGGTTATGTGTATTACTTCACCCGTAATTACTAATTTAGCGGTAACAAATCCTTTAGTCGTTGCTACTAATTCTCCGGAAAGATATCTTTCATCTTTATTAGAAACTCTTAATGCATTTCCGTCTTTATCTTTAACTGTTACTGTATCTTTATGAATCTTTCCGCTTAGTTCAGCAAGTCTTAATAAGTCATCTTTATTGAGATTTAGGTGATTCTTTGCAATCATATGACATGCAAAATAATCTTTCTGTGCGTAGTGTATATTATAATGTTCTTGTGCAGAGATGCACATAAGATTTTCTATAGAACAATTATCTCTATTACCATCTTTATGATGGATATGATATTTTCTACCTATTTCATCAAAAGAAATAGGTCCATAATGATTCTCCCAAATTTTTTGGTAATCCTTCATTATGGACCTACAGGTGCCCACCGTCTATTATTCGAGTTATCTCGATGGGTGCATTGACAACCACTTGAGGTGGTTTTTCTTTCGGCTTTAAGAGAATATCTATCTCTTTAAGCAATTCTTTTGCTTCCGTGACAGTCATTCTATATTCTGTCACATTCCTTTGAACATTCTTTAATCTCGCTCTTAATTTTTCAATTTCAGACATTATTTAGATAAATTCTTTTCTTTGCGATTCTTTGTTAATGATTGTCTCATTTCCAATTCAGTCTTGAATGGACCTGCATACTCATATGTTTCCAATGTCGACAGCTTAGGACAATATGCGGGCATCCAGTTCTTTGGAAAGTGTAGGCAATAGTATCCTGCACTATAATACACATCGCTAGTCGCTTTTTTGCTAAAGAGTGGCAGCTTGTTGCCTTTGATAAGAACTTCATTTGGGCCATCGAAGTCTACAGGATACCCATTAATGAAGTAATTCTTCTTAATATTTTCTTCAGCAATGGGTTCCACAACATTTTCAAATACATCTTCGTCGAAGAATTTATTGACTTCCTTGCGGTTAACAAATTGTTGTTTCTCGCCTTGAACCATCAACACATACTGATTTCGAATTTCAGTCAGCAATCCAATACGTGTATCCTCGGTGTCACCGAGCACAAGCCAGCTAGTTTCAGTGATAGGTTTTAGTTTTATTGACATATTTTATTTCTCTTGGTATTTAGCTTTCATCATCGGCATGAAGGCTGTGGCATTATCGCCGATCTTCTTTAAGTCCCATCTACTACAGAATTTCATAAACGAATGACCTATCTCTACAGCAGGTATATTTGGGCGATTTGTTTGTTCTGCTATTATCATTAGACAATCTGTTTTCACATTGTCCGGGATCATTGCTAAGTCAATTAAGGTACGATTAAATTCGTAGTTGTCTTTTACAACCTGTTCCTTCTGTTCGTGGTCAACCCACTTCTGACGCATAAAGTTATTCCAGTTATAGCCTTTATCTGTATCTTCGTATGCTTCGCGGATTCCAACACTTGTCTTGGTGCCTTTTTCTCGCACACCGGGATAAGCACTAAAGATATAATCTGTCTTGTCTCCTCGTATGCATTTTAGGAATAGTGCGTATTCATACCACTTTTCCTCGCATACAAAGTTAGGATTCTTCTTGCCAGATTTGATCTTAGCATCTGATTTGAGGATGAACTCTAAACGGTTACCGTCATCATCGAATACGCCATCTTGTCTAATCTGTATATCCTTGACTGGATCATACAGCATGACATTAGGGAATCTTAGCAGTTGAAAGAAGTCTGAATCTGAACTAATGATAATATGCTTATCATCTGGATGAGCCTCAATAAACACAGCAATCATGTCATCAGCTTCAGCCTTAGGGTTCTGTAATACACTAACATTGGTCTTGGTGTCTAAGTATTCTACAAAGTCATCAAATGCTTCTACAAGGATTCCATGATCTTCTTGCTCTTTAATAGTTTGTTTGGCAAAATCTACCTTTCGATTACCTTTGTAATCAGGATAGACATCCTTACGCCACGACCGACCCTCTATATAAAATACAGTATGTGTGCCGGACCATTTAGTGTACTCCTTCTTCATACTGTTAAGGATGAGGTGAAGCGCCATACCTATCATGCTGTCGATACCCAACGCCGGGTTGGTCATTTTGATCTGGCGGTAAAATAAGTTATGTCCGTCTGTATGAATGAATGTATGCGCCATGTCTTATTATACTATATTAGGGTGAGTTTGTCAATTGAGTTCGCTTGCGTTTTTACTGCGGGTCGCTTACACTTTGGGCGAGCGTGTTCTGCTGCGAATAATATCCAGTAGTGCCTGATATTCTTCTGGATGTGAACGCCAGTAGACGGTGTAGGATTTCTGCTGCCTTTCGACGTAATGATCGAACAGGATTTCTTGCCTGCGAGGTTGAATATCATGTGATAGGCATCCGGGACATGGATGGTAATTTCGCATAGATAATATATCTCGACGCGACATTTTCTCTCCGCCCAACCTACGCTTCATTGTGTAATACGTGTGCCAATGCATTATCTGTAGCTACTCTTGCTTGTTAATTTTTCAACCCAACACATTATCTATAACCCTTCTTGCCTGCGGGTAGTCCTCTAGAGTCATCACTCCAGCGTTTGACTGCGTCCAAGTTAGCTTCTGAGTCAGGTGTAAAGTTGCCTGTACCATCAAACTCTTCTAACGCAATATTTCTACACACTTCCATAAACCATTGATTAACAATAATATCAGGAGTAGGGCCGGTATATCCTGCTTCTTTAAGTTTTTCAACAAACTGTTCATTCCAGTCAAGTTCAAAGCTACCTTCGAGCGCAGTTTTACCACCGAAGTCCATACTCAAACAATTGACCCATGGTTCATTATGTAATGTAGCCAATTGCTTTTCGTATTCTAAATCACTGACCTGACCTTTTCTGTGGTCAATTTCTAATGCGGCTAATGCCTTCTGCTTCTCATCTTTAATTAGTGTGATGAGATTGTCATGATAAGTTTGTTCATTTATATGACCGTACTTTAGTTCAATATCCCACTTCTTTCTGGTATAGGTGTCCTTATCATAATCTTCTTTATTAAGATCAAGTAACCGTACTTCCAACTTAATACCTGTAAGCTCATATTCGGCTCGCATAATTTCTCTAGTTTTTCCAGCTGTGCCCCAGTGCGAGGGCCAACTTCCAAATGGTAATTTAAACATATTTTTCCTTTTTATTTTTGAATCTGATTTTAAAATCTGAGATTCCAATTTTAGATTCCAAATCTGACCATGAAAATCCTGCAGGAATTTCTATCCGGATTAGCAACCCGGGTCTGTATTTATACCGGGAAATTGATAGATAGCAAACCATTTGAAGTTCCACTGTCTATTTTCTTTAGCATGGCATTGATTAAATGACCAACTTACCCATGGGCGATCTCGACCTACCTGAAAATGGTATGCACCAAATCTAATATT